CGAGCCTTCACGAGTTAGTTTAGCTTTGGACCATACAGAGCCCTCGCTACCACCAGGGACAGTGAAACTCCACGGGTGGAAATTTTACCGCGAGACATGTTCATGATAATTGCTCCGGCAAAGAAAGTTCCAGCGAGACGAACAAAGGCATCAAAAGTGCCATTGGACGACTCGTTAATGGAAATTAACTGTATGCCAGGTTGATTAACATTATATCTTGCGGTGCCACTTCCAGCCGCGTTGTTAAGCACTATCCTGTAAGTGCCAGGAAGGAAGGATGGGGATGTAGCACCAACAACAAAATTTGTGTCAAAACTAGTCGTTGTTGAAATTCCAGCAGTATTTCTCGTGGCCTCAACGAAAGGGGAGTCTAAAGCACGGTCAATCTGGTTGTAGTATGTGACGCCATCTACGTCCAACAGCGTGGTCATGTCACTCAGAGTAGCGGATGGAATCCGGGGTGAGATAAACTCAACTGAGTACTCACACCAAATATCACCCACTGCCCCGGTTCCCGACGCAGTGCAGGTATAACCTAGAGCAAACGCCGCTTCTCCAGCAGCTTGGCCATTGCAAAATAACCACTTTTTGTTCATGGCCCTATCAGGGGTTACAACCACCTGATGATCCTTGAACACAGAACCAATAGCTTTGGGATTTAAGGCTACGACGCCATTATACCCAACAACGGTGTCTCTCGCATCGTAATCAACACCCATGACAAATGAACCGGAAGTAACCATGCTAGCACTAGCCTTGTACTGCACCTTCACTGGACCAACAAGCCTATAACTCTCATAAAGAGAACCTAAAGCATCAAGTTGGGCCAAACCGGAAAATCCGGGGTTAAAGGCTAAGTATGGTGGCGAACTGGCTGATAAGGTTCCAGCACCTGTCACTTGTGACCAAAGCTCACGGTAGTTAACCCTGACGCTTTGCTGAGTTCCGGAGATCCTACCAATGTTGGTACGAGGGCGCCGAGGCGCAGCCATCTTGGGACGAACTATTTTACGGGTGGGCATTTTAACGTTTACCCCCACCACCCAACCACTATATTTCACCGCCCGTGGCATGGGCGGATTCACGCTAATTCCAGTAAAATTTGAAACTGGGGTCCTCAACCCCACGAACATGCACCTTGATTGCCTTAAGGTCCTCAACACTGGTGGCAGCATCCAAACTAATGCATAGGGTCTGTAACTCCCCACCGGTTATCTCCAGAAGCCTGGAAACCATGGATGTCTGCAGATCCAAAACAACATCAGATGTGTCCTGCGGGTAAGGTCCTAGCTTATGTCGCAAGGCCATATCGTGTTCCATCTTTGAGAGTTCCTGGGGTGTACCCAACGCATAAATGCGTTGAAGTGCCCTGAGGTAATGACCAACCAATGGTAAATGGCCATCCGTAATCAGATAGCCCGAAACCCTGTCAGCCAAAGCCCTGGGGTCCTTCAATCGATTCACCACACACGATCTTTTAAGTATCTTAACCGGGCTAGACATAGTGTTGTCGTAATTGAATACATCAACATACAACCTACCTAGAAAAGACACATTAGGACCGGGTTTCATGATCTTGAGGGTCAACCCTAAATCCTCCGACGTTTGCTTAAACTTTCCCCTCGAACTATCGATACCATCGTCCCCATATTTTGGACCAATCATCGAGAAAGCCTTCTCTTGGTTAAAACCCGCATTACGGTAAGCACAATAAGCAACAAAAGTATTGACTATCGTGTTGCCTTCCGTAGTAAGAGGTGAACCAGAACATCGACTACTCTTTTGCTCGTACTTGATCCCATGTTTACTGTAACATTGTAGATTAATCTCTCCAGCAAGTAATCGAGATAACGTCTCCAACTCAGCAGTAGCAATCCATCTCTTATACACACGAAACTCCAAATCACGGAGGTAGTATGACATAGATGCATCAAACCGCGTAAAGTCGGTCTCAATCAACTCGGCCTTTCTGTCGAGACTAACCACTGTAGCGTAACCACGGATTTTCCGAACTATGGTCTCGGGGTCGCAGCCAGGGGCGTAAAAGTTGAACTGTTTCAAATGTCGCTTAAAACCATAAGCAAACCTGGATAACTCTAAAGTATGGTCCTGTCGCATAGTGGATATGTTATGAGCAGGGGAAATTTTATCCCCCAACTCATTCTTAACAAAAGCTCTGCACACATTCTTACGGGGCACGTGAGGCTCTTCAGCACGCTGTCTGACCCGCTGAACACTAGTACATTGGTTATCCAAGACTGTTTGCAAGTCCACCGGCACACCCTCACCAGGCGTTGGTACCAGCAATTTCACAAACTCATCACAGTAACCATCATATTTCGTTGGGGGAACAACATGATTCCGAATACTTAGCACCCTGGAGTCTATGCACAGTTTCTCATTATTAACACTATCACACGCTGCAACGGCCACTTGTGCTCTTGCGACGAGACTCAGTATTTCCTTACGCTTCAGTCAGTCCTTCACGTAAAGCGGGCTGCTTGCTACGGTTTCTGGTCAGCGCCGACCTGATGTTTCCGCAAAGCCCCTCGGCTCAAAGTACTCAACATTTAAGTGAGTG